AAGAACCACAACTGATCGAAATATTTCACGAATGATGGAAGAACGGGAAAACTTATCTCACGAAGCTATCATGTCAGCAATTGAAGATAACGATTGGTTACAAATCCCAGAAAGTGTTAAGAATACGTTTCTTAACGAAGGATTTGTTTTACGTTGGATACGGATAATGTTAGATGGTCAAGAAGATCATCAGAACATTGGAAAGAGAGAACGTGAAGGTTGGACTTTTGTTTTAGCTAAAGACTGTCCTGAATTATCTTCTGGATTTAAAGTAAAAGAAGAAGGAAGTCTAAGTGGTTGTATATTACGAGGTGACGTAGCCCTCGCTAAACAACGAGTAGAATACCACGAAGCTATACAAGCGCAGAATATGAAGCGCACAAAGCAGATGGAAGATGCAATTTCTAGTAGACTCCACAGTGATCATCCTGATCGTAGAATGCCTATTTATGATTCAAGTAAACAACGAGTGTCAACAGGAAAACAAGCTAAGTTTGACGCTTAATTTTTAACTTTTTTCTGAAAAGGAACTACTATTATGGCTTTATCAAAAGCATATAATGGGGCTGTTCCAGTACGTAAACGAGGCAGTTCTTACAATACGATGGGAACCAATAAGTATCAAATTGCAAATACTTATGGTGATACTATCTATCGTGGTGATCTTGTTAAGGTTAGTGCTGGATATATCCAACCTGTATCAGTTACAGTGGATCGGCCTATAGGTGTATTTCAGGGCGCACAGTTTGTAGACCCTACATCTAAACAACCAACTTGGTTAAATTACTGGCCTTCAGGGACATCTTCAGCAGACGGTAAAGCGTATGCTCATGTTATGGATGATCCTGATGGAATTTATCAGATGCAATGTAACGCTACTGTAACTATCGGTGATCTTGAAACTCAAAACTTTTTTGTTGAGATTTCTGCTGGTAATACCTATACAGGGCAATCCGCTTGGGCAGTTCAAGTAAGCTCTCGTACTTCTCTTACAAATCCACTACGTATTGTAGGTTTGTGGGAAGTTCCGGGCAATGATTGGGATCAAGCTAATACTCGCGTATTAGTTCGCATTTCTAATCATCTTGATTATGCTGCTTCAATAGCTAATTAAAGGGAGGACTGATTAAATGGCTATAAATCGCGCCAGTATTGGCAAACAGCTTCTTCCGGGCTTAAATGCAATCTTTGGACTTGAGTATGGTTCCATTGATGAAGAGCAAAAACCTCTTTTCGAGATAGAGAATTCTGATCGTGCTTTCGAAGAAGAAGTCTTAATGACTGCTTTCGGTGAAGCACCAGTTAAAGCAGAAGGTTCTGCCGTATCTTATGAAAGTGCCAGCGAAAGTTGGGCATCTCGCTATACGCATCAAACGATTGCGTTAGCATTTGCTGTTACGGAAGAGGCTATGGAAGACAACTTGTATGATACCTTTGCTAAAATTAGAGCAAAGTCTCTTGCACGTTCAATGGCTGCTACAAAGCAAACTAAAGCAGCTGCTATCTTTAACAATGGCTTTACCAGTGGACTAGGTGGTGACGGAGTTGTATTATTCTCTGCTGCTCACCCAGTACAAGCTGGTGTTCAAAGCAATCTTTTGACTGCTGCTGATCTATCTGAGTCTTCTCTTGAAACTGCTGTTATACAGATTCAAAAGGCAAAAGATGATCGTGATATTCTGATTGGATCTATGCCCGTTTCGTTGCATATTCCACCAGATCTTCAATTCGTAGCACAAAAGATCTTAAAGTCTACACTCGCAACCACAACTGTTGTATACGGTACTAATCTAGCAGGTACTGCTGCAAACGTTGCTGGTGTTACAAACACAAACGACATTAATGCTGTTCGTAGCATGGGTGTTGTACCACAAGGTGACTTTGTTAATCACAGATTTACCGCAGCTGGTGCTTGGTTTGTTAAATCAGATGTGCCTAATGGTACTAAGATGTTCGTTCGCGCACCTCTTGGAACCAAAATGGAACCAGACTTCGATACTGGTAACCTTCGCTTTAAAGCTCGTGAGCGTTATAGCTTTGGTTGGTCAGATTGGCGTGGTTTTTACGGCAACGCTGGTTAATCGCTAAGTTGGTTAATATTAAAGGGGGGATGCTTGTTAAAACGGCATCCCTCTTTTATTATAGAGAGTAGATAATTCACAAGTAAGGGAATTAATGAAATGACTACAGCTATTAATGCAGTCTTTGTATCTGCTACAGTGACTGCTACAGACTATCCTACTCGTATTAGAGGTGTTAGTTGGGGAACAGCAGCAACTAAAGGAGACATGGTAGTACGGAATGCAACTGCCACTGGAACAATTGTTTATAAACAGTATCTTGGTGTAAGCAGTGGTTCAGATGTTTATGTTCCAGATTTAGGAATACGTGTAAAAGATAAAATGCATGTTACTCTTCCAAGTGGTGCATTTGCTACATTCTTGTTAGGATAAGAAATGGAAAAGATTAAACTTGAGTGTGGTTGTATCTTATGTCCTGTAAATCTTATCACAAAAGCAATTAATTATATAAATAGGATAGTTAAAAAACTACTTAAAAAATAGGCTTCAATATGACAGTTTCAACAAGCCAAGATTTTAATTTAGATATTGATGAAATTATATCAGAAGCTTATGAACATTTAGGTGGACCTCCTTTTGTCGGCAACGATGGTATAACAGCAAGACGATCTTTAAATCTTTTATTAAGTGATTGGCAAAATCGTGGTATTCTTTTATGGACTACAGAGTTTACTGATTTAAGCTTAGTTCAAGGAACTTCTACATACACGCTTCCAAGTACAACCGTTGCAGTTACAGAAGCAGTATCCCGTAGAGGTACAAACGATATTCAGATGAGTCGTGTAACAGCTGAAGAATATCTAAAAATTCCTGATAAAACGACACAAGCAAGATGTCTTCAATATTCTACTATGAAGGGAAGAGATAATCTTAGTTTCATAGTATGGCCTAATCCTGAGAATAGTACAGACACTGTTCGTATGCACAGCATTAGAAGATTTTTTGATTTTGAAAACTCAACGGATACACCAGATGTTCCTTATAGGTATTTACCTTCTCTTACGATGGGACTTGCTTATTATCTTGGATTTAAAAGAATGGGAATACCAGCTACAAGAGTAGCAGCTTTAAAGATTGAGTATGAAACTTTACTTTCTAATGCGATGGCAGAAGATAGAGAACGGGCAGCAATGCTTATTAAGCCTTCTATAAGGTTCGTTTAGGTAGTAGAATAAGATGGTAAGAGCTTACTTTATAAGTGATAGAAGTGGATTTAGATTTCCATATGAACAACGTATAAAAGAATCAACAGGATTCGTTGTTGGTCCTAATGAAGGTGATGGTAATTACAATTTAAAAAATCATCCTCAAAACAAGTCACCACGTATTCGCGCACCACTTGTTTTGAAAGATGCTCGACCAGAGAAGATTTTAGAGTATGTCAGTAGTACTTGGACTCCAGCACAGTCAACTGCTATTCTAAATTATTTTCCTCAATTTGTATCAGGAACTACGTAAAGATAAAAGGACGAAAAGAAAATGGCAATCACGACAGGTGTGAATAATCAATTTAAATCGGAGGTTATGTTAGCAGAACATAATCTTCAAAGTAATACACTAAAAGTTATATTAGTTTCATCTTCGCAGAATGTTTCAGCAGGTGGGCCTAATACTTATGCTTCAGTTACAAGTCAATTAGCAAACGGTAACGGATATACAACAGGAGGTGCAACACTTGCGACTGTTTCAGTAAGTACTGTAGATTCTTCAGGAGTTGTAGATTTTGCTGATGTAAGTTGGTCTAGTGCCACTTTCTCAGCTAATGGTTGTGTTATTTATAATGACAGCCATAGTAGTAAAAGTGTTATAGCGGTATATGACTTTGGTGGAGAGAAATCAGCAACTAATGGCGAATTTAAACTTGTCGTTCCAGCTGCAACATCGGCTAGTGCTGTTATCCGATTAAATTAAATTAAAAGAAAGGCAGTAATATCACATGGCTTTCGTTCTAAAAGATCGGGTTAAAGAAACAACTACTACAACAGGAACAGGTGCTGTATCATTAGATGGAGAAGCTGGAGGTTTTCAAGATTTCAGCAGTGCCATTGGAAATACTAATACTACTTACTATGCCATTGTTCATCAATCTTTAGATGAATGGGAAGTAGGAATTGGTACATACGGTTCAGCAAGTAATAATCTTACCAGAACAACTCTCCTTTCTTCAAGCACAGGATCAGCTGTTAACTTCAGTGCAGGTACTAAAGATGTATTTGTAACTCTTCCTGCCTCTCAAACAATTCATACAAGTGCTAGTCCTAGCTTTGAAAATGTAAGTATCTCTGGAACTTTAACGGTAGGTGGTATAACAAGTATCGGTGGTTCGCTTGTCGGAACCTCTGCAACCTTTGCTGATAAAGTATCTGTTAGTGCGTTAGCAGTCACTGGTATTACAAGTATCGGTGGATCTCTTGTCGGAACATCCGCTACATTTAATAATCATGTATCTTCAAGTACGTTAGCTGTAACAGGTATTACAAGTATCGGTGGATCTCTTGTAGGTACTTCGGCTACATTTGATAATCACGTATCAGCAAGTACTTTAGCTGTAACAGGTATTACAAGTATCGGTGGTTCTCTTGTTGGAACATCTGCTACATTTGATAATCATGTATCTTCAAGTACATTAGCCGTTACTGGTATAACAAGTATCGGTGGTTCTCTTGTTGGAACATCTGCTACATTTGATAATCATGTATCTTCAAGTACATTAGCTGTTACTGGTATAACAAGTATCGGTGGTTCACTTGTCGGAACATCCGCTACATTTGATAATCACGTATCTGCTGATACTTTAGCTGTAACAGGTATTACAAGCATCGGTGGTTCGCTTGTAGGTACTTCGGCAACCTTTAATGATCATGTTTCTGTTTCATCTATCACAATCACAGGTAATGTAACTGCTGCTCAATTTTATGGAGGAGGTGCTAATCTAACTGGAGTTTCTGCAACAAAAGCTACTAATGTATCAGGAGGTTTTGCGGTATTAACATCAGCACAGATATCTGCGGATGTGAGTATAGGTGGAAGTCTTTATGTACATGTAGCTGAAGGTATTGGTGTTGCTACACCATTAGGTCAGATTCATATAGCAAAGAATGCTATTGCTGATGTAGTAAGTTTAACAGACGCTGTTAACGTTTCAGTTGGATTTGCAAATGGACAAAACTTTAGTCTTACATTAGCAGATAATAGAACACTGGATAATCCCACAAACTGTGTAACTGGTCAGGTTGGAAGTATATTTATAATTCAAGATGGAACAGGTTCAAGAACATTAAGTTATGGTACAAGTTGGGAGTTCCCGGCAGGAACCGCTCCTACCCTCTCGACAAGTGCAGCATCAGTTGATAGATTAGATTATATTGTAAGAACTTCAACAGCAGTCCAATCTATCTTATCTAAGGAATATAGTTAAAAATGTTTAATAATGCGTTATTAATGGCAGCAGCATCAGCTGGTGCTGACTTAGTATCAGTAGGTAACTCTGCGCTGTTTGTACCAGAGAGTCAAAATTTGCAAAGAACTCAGACGGCTGGCTCAAATACAGTTTGGACATTCTCTAGTTGGATATATAAATGTGAAACTAAAAACCAAGTGTTTTTAAACTTTGGTACAGGTGGGGCTAATGGTCAACTTGGTTGGAACGCAAGTGACCAATTATATATTTATAATGGAGCTACAGTAGTAGGACTTACAAGTTCAGTTTATAGAGATATTGGATGGTATCATATTCATTTAGCTTATAATACTGGAGAGTCTGGGACTGACAAGGTTAAGTTAAGTATTAACGGATCACTAGTTACAACTTGGGGGACTGACAATAGGTCGTCTGCTGGTGCTTTTGAAGATGCCAACCAAAATACTCAGATAACTTATTTAGGTAATAACTCTGATACATCTGGCACTTCTTTTTCAGGATATATGGCAGAAACTGTCATGCTAGATGGAACGGCTTCAGCAGTAGGGAATTTTGGAGAATTTGATTCTACTGGCCTTTACTGGACACCACTGGCTTCTGCTACAATTCAGGAACTGACATTTGGCACGAATGGTTACTACCTTGCAAATTTAGTTACAGATGCACCTCAATTAGATTTTCAAGCTGGAGATGATAATACAGTAGCAGATTCTCAGATAAGCGCATTACTGCATATGGATGGAAGTAATGATGCTACATCTGCAACCGATTCATCATCCTATGGAAATGCTCTCACATTTGTTGGTAATGCTCATCTTGATACAGGAGTTAAGAAGTTTGGAACTGCATCACTTCAATTAGATGGTAACGGTGATTACGTTACGATGGCTGACAGTGATGTACTTAATTGGGGAACAGGTGATTTTACTGTCTCATTCTCAATTTATTTTACAACAATTCATACACCAGCTGCGTCTTACACAAACGTAATGATTGCCAAATTAAACTCTGGTGGGGGTGATTTCTTGATCTCCTACAAGAACGGCACAAATTTATACGTGCTTTGTAATACCACTGTCATTGATCAAGCGTATACTCTATCTACAGGCCAGTGGTATCAAATGGAAATTAGTCGTTCTGGTACTTCGGTAAAATGGTTCATAGATGGCACGGAAAGAGGTAGTGGTACATCATCGTTTGATAATGACAATACTGATGTTATGGCGATTGGAGCGTCAAACTACGCTGGCTGGAGAGCAAGCGATAGAGACATTGCTGGCTACATGGATGAGATACAAATTATAAAAGGTGCGGCATTACATACTAGTAATTTCACAGCACCTTCTGCGGCTTATTCAAATCCACCAACTGCAAATAGCTTCACAAATACAGGATCGGTGGCGACTACTGCTTTAATGACTCCAACAAAATTATCAAGACTGCTATGGAATCCTTTATCACCTTTATGTATCGCAAATCTAACTGAAGGAAATACTAAAACAGCATCAACTAGTGGTGGGCATGAAGGAGCGTGGGCAAATACTAATTTCCCAAAAACTGGAAAGTGGCAGACTGAAGTGTTAGTTGATGTATCTGGGGGTGCTGGTGCTGTTGTATCATTTGCGATTATGAAAAACTTATCGGCAGAATCTTTAAACCAATATATAGGAACCAATAGTCAAGCATACGGATTTTACGTTTACCCAACTAATCAATCATTTTATAGTGCAACAAGCGCATTATTTACAACGGGTACTGTAGCTAGATCAACATTCAAATATCAAATATGTTGGGCCC